TAGAGTCTTTATCGCCTAACTTTGTAAAGCTAACGTGTATATGTTTTTTGTGTGGGTTAATGCCACGATACCTGCGCCACTTAAATCCCATAATCCTTGAAGCTATAAAGCCATTATGGATTACGTAAGATATGCGCTTATCGGTTTTAGCACAGACTCTGATCTGGTCAGCCAGATATATCGAGAGCTGTTCGGATGAATCCAAACGAGAATCAATATCAATGGCTCGGACGATCCCAGATTTGTCTGGATTATGATCCGATTTACTGGCGGAATGACGAGCATCACCAATCCACCCATCACTGGTAGTGCGGCGATCTGGATACCAGATATCAACCTGATCTCTTAACTGCACTCCAGCTGCGCATAATCTTGGTTTCATTAACTTACAGAATGTTTAAGATTGCTTCGGCCTTAGCGCACTCCACAATTTCAGTTTTTAATAAATCGCTTACTTGATCAAATTGTTGCAAAATTGCTAATCTTGCAAGTCTATCAATTGGGCATTGTTTAGCGGCTGCTTGTGACTCAATACCTTTAAGGTGTACTAAATCAGCATCCCAATTACCATCAAGTGTTTTTAATAATGCTTTGTATGTAGCAATATTAGTTTTGTAAGAATCAACCTCTAATTGTCTGACTTCCTTAGCGGTTAATTTTGGTGCTTCATTTTCTATTGGCATTTTTTTTCCTTTCGTAGTTTGTTATATGAACTTAATAGCACGACCACCACCAGTAGGTAGTGTGCCTGGATTAGCGTATTTAGTACCAAAGCCAGGTGACCAAGGATAGGCATTGATATAAGGTGAAGCGTTGTAAGCCACAGCAATTGTGTCATCATTGCTAGAAAAACCAACACCAAATCCAAGATCCGTAGGTATGGTTGCAGGATCAGCATATTTAGTACCAAATCCTGATGACCAGGGATAAGCGTTTATGTAAGGTGAAGCAAGATAAGCAACTGCAATAGCATTTCCTGAGTTTGTAAATGCAATTCTGCGAGCTTCGCCGCCAGGTATTGTGCCTGGGTTAGTATATTTAGTACCAAAGCCAGGTGACCAAGGCCAAACATAAAGATAGGGTGATGTGAAAGTACCTACTGAAATTGCATCTCCAGCAGGATTAAAAGCAACTCCAGTACCATTACCAATAGCAGATGGTGTTTGATCAGCATATTTAGTACCAAAGCCAGCAGACCAAGTATAAACAGAAACACCAGGATCGCCATTATGTCCAACTGCTATTTGATTTCCATTTGGTGTCCATACAGGTTGATGACCAAGACTTGTTGGCAATGTTGCAGGGTTAGCATACTTAGTACCAAAGCCAGCAGACCAGGGATAGGCAGTTACAAAAGGTGATACATTGTGACCAACTGCAATTGCATTTCCTGAAGGTGAAAAACCAACACCAAAAGCGTTACCTGTTGGCAATGTTGCAGGGTTAGAATATTTAGTACCAAAGCCATCTGACCAAGGATAAACTGAAACAAAGGGTGTAGTGTTGTGTGCTACTGCGACAAAATCTTTAGCAGTTGTAAAACTTAAATCACCACCATTACCTGTTGGCAATGTTGCAGGGTTAGCAATTTTAGTTCCGAATCCGGCAGACCAAGGATAAACTGAAATATAAGGTGAAGTATCGTGTGCTATGCCAACATAGCCTTGGCTAACTGCACCACTAGATAAACTGCCAAGGATTGTATTAAGCAATTCCGCCTACCACATACCAAGTGTTAGCAGCTGTTTTAATACAGACCGCAGTTTTATATTGGGCTAAGGTTGGTGAAGCAGCCGCAGCGCCAGCGCTAAGTATTGTTGTAGTACCTGGTGTTACTGCGCTAATTGTGCAAAGACCTGCACCAATATTTAATACAGTTATTGCAGTACCTACTGGGAATGCTACTGAAGCATCTGTAGGGATCTTAAACGCAATAGCACTGGCTTTATTCATTACCTCTAATACTTGATACTGATCTGCTAATACAGCTGTGTAATCTGTAGTGTTGGCAGTACCTACTGTAAAAGCAACTAGTGAATTATAACTAGCAGCTGTTAATACATCACCTGTTGCGGCTGGTAAACCTGTTGGCATTTTTACTCCTTAATAAGATAAAACGTTTTGTCCTAAGACCCCGTAATCTACGTTGCCTATTATAAACCCATCTATCACTGGTTCTAGCGTTGTGAAGGTGGTTTTCCAACTATTCGGGGTTATATTCATCCTTACCCCAAAAATCTGTAAAGTCTTTTCTAAAAGTGATCCACCAGGCTGAGTGGTTTTAACTGTGATTGGATCAAAGAAATCCAGGTCTAAAGCAGCTATTATGCCTGAATTATAGCTAGGCGTGTATAGGTCTAAGACTATGGCATCTACCCGTATGGTGGTTTCTTGCCTAGAAGCGACATAAGCCCTGGCATAATCTAAAGCTATGGCATCTGATTCCATTAGTAGGTTATCTAAGAAGTAACTATGCAAAAAGTATTTATCTATACTGGCTTGGTTTAGGGCTACCTGTGGGCTACCACCAGCTCTAGTTATAGTGGCTTTATTAAACACCAATACGTCATTTAGTATCCAGGTAGCATCAAAATATGTTATGCCAGATCCATCATCTGCAAACACTGTGGGTGTGCCACCAATAGATCCAGCCGTTACACCTCTATCTTGGAATACGAAGTTATTATCGGCACTGACATAGATAGCGCCATACTCAGAATTGGCTACTGTAAATAAAGCTTGTAGCGCTGTGCGGTTAGTGCCTGGATCTGCCTGTAATGTAGTTAAGCCTGGATCAATATCACGTTGGGATGTTGGCCATGAAATCTGATCTAATATATCGTCAATACGTGCACCCGATAATTGACCTGCGCTAGTGCCAGCCACTGTGCTTATCTGTGCTAGCTGGGCTAATCTAAAAGCATCTACAGCTTGTATAGTAGTTATTGCTACACCTTCTCCGTCATCTGGATAGGTTGTAACATAACTTGTAATAAACCCTGCGAATATAGGATAAGTAACAGAGCCATAAGTAGCAGTAATCTGTACTTTTTTCATAGGTGTTAATAGATTGTAATATGGGCTAGATGGATTTTGTGGGTTGAAATCACCATTTTGATCTGTTATGCGTAGAGTAAGCGAACCTGTTTGAAACTCATCACTGAGTGCAGTACGGCCTCTATTAGTTTCTATTCTGTTTACTTGATTAGATACATCAACAATTACGGCAGCGGAATCAGCGAATACGTTTGTGCCAAAAATACCTGAATCAAAAATAGCAGCCTGAGCGAAACTGGGGCCAGTGCTAAAGTTAATTACAGCATTGATTACTGGTACTGTCATACTATAAATCCAGCTGGTACTGTGCTATAACCATTACGTCCAGCTAGTTGGATGCTTTCTGCAATAGCCTGGCTTAATTTATCACCACTAGCATCTACTGTTAAATTAATTGTAGGTGATGAGGTTCGCTGTATTCCTGCTAACAATTCTTGAAGCCCTGTAACGCTAGGCCTAGATTGCTCTAATAGTCCAGATATGCTACCTCTTAAATCTTCAAAAGTGCCTGGCTGAGTAGGTGCTATTAATTGTTGTAATCCGCTTACAGCTGGTGCAGCATAATTAAGGATGCTTCTAGTTTCTGTGCGTAATGCACCTATACTTAATTCTTTTAATTTATCTACAGTAGGCTTTATGCCATCTAATAAATCTCTAATTGCTTTTCTAAATGCTTCCGTTAATTCTTCGGCAGCTTTAGCCGCATTCATTTCAGCCAATATCTTTTTAGCCAGTGCTTCATTGTTATCTAATATGGCTAATTGCGCTTGTATGCGCAATTTTGTTTCTTTATCTGTTGCTTCATTTAAGGCTACTGTTAAGCCTATGCGCTCAACATCAAACTTATCTTTTAACTGATCTACAGCTGTCTTTTTCTTTAATAGATCGTTTTCAGTTTTGCGTAATGCAACAGAGTTTTTAATCGCTCGTTCTTCTTGTTTTCTTTGTTGAGCATTAACTCTACCTGCGGTTCTTTCTTGACCGCCACGATCTTGCTGTGGCATAGCGCCTCTACCAATTTGTCTAAGTCCGCCAATATACGCCCCGATAACTGGGATATTTCTAACATCAAATATATTGCCAACGCCAGGCACGTTTGTTAAATCTTTTAATTTACTACCTACTTGTCCTAACCCTACAACTACTTCGCTTATAGCTGTGGCAAAGTTTTCCATGCCAGTAGTTATATTTTCAATACTGTTATCATCACCTAAAGCAGTTAATGCATCTAATAAACCTTTGCCAATAATTTCTTGTGAGTTGGCTGCGGCAGCGGCTAGTAAATCCATCTTTCCAGCATAAGTACCTAATCTGGCTGCGGATTGACCTGCAAACTTTTCATTAAGTTTGGCCATGATTTTATCCATGTCGCCACTTTTTAGTAAGGCTTTATCTAGTCCAGCACCTAACCTGCTAAGGCCTGTAGTATTGCCAGCGTATGCACGACTTAATGCTGTTGTCACCTGAGATAAAGATCGACCTGTGGCAGCTGATACATTCATAGCTGTATTTAGGGCATCTTGGCTCATTGTAATTGAGCCTGTTATTGTTAGTAATTGCTGAAAGGCTGGGCGTAATTCATCATCTAATACGCCTGTAGTTTTCTGTAGGTTGGCGATATAAAGCTCTACGCTTGGCGAGCTAAACTGATAACCAGTATTCTTTAATTGTTGCTCTAATGACTTGGCAGCCTTCTCATCAGCCATAAACGCTTGTACGGCTTTCTTGCTGTAATTAGTTAAGGCTCTAACGCTAAAGGCTGTAGCAAATACTTTGGCAAAACTCTTTACTTGTTTTTCAAAGGTACTGATTTCTTTCTTGCCTTTTTTTAATCCTTTATTATCAAAAGTGCTAACTGCACTGACAATTAAATTGGCCATTACGCTGCCTTACCTAGTTGGGTCTTTTTATTAAAATCTGTTGCCACTGTATCGATAGCCTTAACTACGGCAGGTATAACTCTGTTGGATTCTTCAAACCAGGCTCTGTAAATCAAGCGGCCTTTTTGTTTGCCTTGGCCTTTCATCTGGCTAATAGATTCAGCGGATTCTATAAAATTAACACCAGCATTAGGATTAAGACTTCTAGAATCAGAAGATCCTCTAGGGTTTTTACGGCCAGCAGTTTCAAAGATTGCGCCAGGTGCTGATATGTTGGCTACATAAAATGCAGCTGCAAAACCTGATCTATTACGTCTATTTGTACCAGCATTATACTTAATAAGATTTTTTGCTAGTGAATAATCATAAGGTGGGAAAGGTCTAAATTTAGCCGTATCGGTAGATTGAGTACCTTTGCCCCACCCACTTAATACTTCATTCTGTTTTGGTAAATAGCCACGTGCTTT